ATAAAACAAATAATAAATAAAACACAAGATAAAAATTTTCCAGCATTAATAAACTGGAAAAAAGCAAATCCAGATTATATGGAACACGATGATAAACAGATATATTATGCAAAGACTATGTCTGCAGTAGGAAAACGATTAGATGGTATAGATGATAAAATTATAAAAAATATATGTAAAGAAACATATATAAAGGAATAATTTATATTTGATAATTAATTAAAAACTATTAAACTATATTTTATATTTATATAGTTTAATATGGAATTAGAAGAAGAAGAATTAAATATACTTAAAGTTAAGCCGAAACCTAAAAAACCAATTCAGGTTGAATTTTTTATTGAAAAAAAACAAGATTTGAAACTTCCTAATATTATTAATAAAACTACAGAAAAATTGATAGACGCCAAAGATTTTATTGAGAAAATACAAAAACAAAAAGGAATATATAATCCTGAAAAATTATCAATTATTGAGCCTGAAAAAACAACTAAAACATTAATTCAAGAAACATCTAAATCTAAACCTCTTCTTGAAGATATTTTAACTGAAATAGTTAAGACTGACGAATTAATAAAATTATTACCATTTGATATTATTTCTAAATCTCTTAAACCAAGTAAAGATAAATCTACTTTGGTTGATAAATCTACTTTGGCTGATGTAAAAACACTCAAGAAACAAGAATATAAAAAAATGTCTAAATTAATATCAGAATATGAACCAGATGGTTCGATGATTATAGGCGATACCCAAATAAAAGATAGATTACCTAAAAAGCAACCAAATATATTGATTAGAGCAAGTGATTATTATTTATATAATAGAGAAATTTTCATTAATGCTATAAATAAATTATTTTTACCATATAAAGAAGAACTTTTACAAGAAGAAAAAGACATAGCAGAAGGCAAAATTATTGTTAGTTGTGATGAAACTTTCAAAAAAGATTTTTCATTATTAACTCATCAAAAAATAGTGAGAGATTATATAAATTTATATACACCATATAGAGGACTTCTATTATATCATGGATTAGGTTCTGGTAAAACTTGTTCTTCTATAGCCATAGCCGAAGGAATTAAACATAATCGTAAAATTATGGTTATGACTCCTGCTTCTTTAAGAAATAATTATTATGAAGAACTAAAAAAATGTGGAGACTATTTATATAAAAAAAATCAATATTGGGAATTTATTGATACTATATCATCTCCTGAATTAGTAAAATCTTTAAGTTCTATCTTAAAAATTCCAGAAGAAACTATTAGAAAAAATAATGGTGCATGGTTTATTAACGTTCAAAAAGAACCTAATTATGAATCGCTTAATTTCGTCCAACAGAAACAAATAAATGAACAACTGAATTTAATGATTTCATATAAATATGAATTTATAAATTATAATGGTTTAAGAAATAGTCATTTGATTTCACTTACAAATAATTATACTATTAATCCTTTTTCTAATAAAGTTATTATTATAGATGAAGCACATAATTTTATAAGTAGAATTGTTAATAAACTTTCAAGACCATCATCATTATCTATGAAAATGTATAATTATTTAATGGAAGCTGAAAATTGCAAAATAATACTTCTTTCAGGAACACCTATTATTAATTATCCACACGAAGTAGGTATATTATTTAATATTTTGAGAGGATATATTTACACTTTCACTACAAAAATTATAGATACAAAAATAGCAGGTAAAAGCATTACACAAGATTATTTAATTGATTTATTTAAAAAAAAAGGTATATTAAATCATATTGATTCACTTGAATTTAATTCTCTCACGAAAAATCTATCTATTACAAAAAATCCTTTTGGTTTTGTAAAATCATCAAAAGGTTCAACAAATAAATTAGAATTTTCTGATGAAAATTTTAATATTGCAGAATTTAAAGAACACTTAATTAATTCTCTCAAATCTCAAAATATTAATATAGAAGGAAATAATATTAAAATAAATGCATTTAAATCACTACCAGATAATTTTGATACATTTAAAGAATTATTTATTGATACAAAAAATCAAATGAAAAATACCAATATGTTTAAAATGCGTATTATTGGTTTAACATCTTATTTTAGAAGTGCACAAGAACAACTTATGCCTAGATATGAAGATGACGAAATAAAAATTTTACAAATTCCTATGAGTGATTTTCAATTTTCACAATATCAAGAAGCAAGAATACAAGAAAGGAAATTAGAAAAAAATAATAAATCTAAAAAAGGAAAAAATAAATTACAAAAAGATGATATTTATAGTGATAGTGTATCTACATATCGTATTTTCTCTCGCGCATTTTGTAATTTTGTATTTCCAAAACCAGATATAAAAAGACCAATGCCTAATAAAGATGATACTATTGAAGCCGCAATTGGTGCGGTTGAAGATGTAGAAAATATAGCGGAAGATATATTAGATGATACAAAAGCACAAGATAAATTAGATGATATGAATAATAATTACGAACAAGAAGATTTTCAAGATATTAAAAAACAATTAAGTCAAGTTAAAGATACTTCTTATCAATCTAGAATACAAGAAGCAGTCAGAATGCTCGCCCAAAATTCTTCCAAATATTTATCAGTAGACAAACTCGCTACTTATAGTCCTAAATTTTTAACAATGCTTAATAATATATTAGATACATCTAATAAAGGAATTCACCTTATATATTCACAATTTAAAACACTAGAAGGTATTGGAATTTTTAAAATTGTTTTAAAAGAAAATGGTTTTGCAGAATTTAAATTAATTAAATCAGAATCTGGAGAATATTCTTTTAATATTAAACCTGAAGATATAGGAAAACCTATGTTTGCATCATATAGTGGAGATGAAACACCTGAAGAACGAGAAATAATAAAAAATGTATTAAATAGTAATTGGAAACTAGTTCCTTCAACTATTTTAACTCAATTAAAAACAATTAATCCCAATAATTTTTATGGTGAAGTAATTAAAATTTTAATGATTACTTCATCTGGAGCAGAGGGAATTAGTTTAAAAAATGTTAGATACGTCCATATTACAGAACCATATTGGCATCCTGTAAGAAATCAACAAGTTATCGGACGTGCAAGACGTATATGTAGTCATAGTGAACTTCCTAAAGAATTACAAACTGTTGAGGTATTTTTATATTTAATGAAATTTTCTGAAAAACAATTGGAAACTATATCAATTGATTTAAAACTGAATGATGTAAGTAAAAAAGATAAAAAACGTGTTCTTACTAGTGATGAATTTTTATTTGAAATATCTAGTATTAAAGAAGAATTAAATAAAGAATTATTAAATAATATAAAAAAATCTGCAATTGATTGTAGTATACATTCTCGTTCATCATCTAAAGAAAAAATAACTTGCTTTACAATTGGTAATGCTAATGAAGATAAATTGATGTACGTCCCAGATATAAATAATCAAGATAAAGATAAAGTTATGGAACTTAATAAGAAAAAAGTAGCAATTAAATTATATAAAATTAGAAATACTAATTATGGATTAGATAAAGAAACTAATTACGTATATGATCACGATGCATATACTAAAGGAGAACTTATTCATATCGGAAATTTGGTAACTGAAAAAGGAAAAAATAAAGTCGTTCTTAATGACTAACTTTATTATAACTCTAATTTATTCATAATTTTTTTTTGATTTTCCAATATTATAATTAATAATTTATGTATACTATCTAATTTTATACTTGAATTTATTCTATTTTCTTTAATATATTCTTCTTCTAATATAGAATTAAAATCTTTTAATTTAAAATTTTTTTTTTCTAACGTATTTATGGTTTCATTTATTATTTTATCTTCGTTTATATTTTTTTCTAACAAATTATCTATTGATTTTATTTTTGGCAGATTTTCACTAACTGGATTATTCATATTATTATCTAGTTTTATTAAATTTTTATCAGAAATTTTATCTTCTGTAATTGTTTTTTTAATTTCTGTATTAGTATTCTCTAATTCAGTATTCTTTATTTCTATATTTCTTTCTTTTTGCATTAGTTCTAATATTTTATTCATCTCATTATTATCTATTGGTTTATCAGTATTATCTGTATTATCTTTAAAATTAATTTCTTTTGGTTTATTAGGATTTATTAATTTATTTAATGAATTCTTATGAATTTCCAAATTTTTATCAAAAACTAGTATTTTTTCATCTTTAAATTGTTCTTTTATATTTTTACTTTCAAGTAAATTTTTTTTAAAATTTATAATTTCTACATTTAATTTTTTTAATATTTCTTTATTTATTTCAAGTATTTCATTATTTTTTGTATTTTGTGATACATTACCAATTATATTTTCAAATAAATTTTTTACTTTATCTAAATTATTATCTGGTATTCCGTTAAAAATTTTTTTTTCATATAAAATATTCCATAAAAATTCTTTATTTTTTTCACTTAATATGTAATCCATTTTTATATACTAAATTTTTATTTTTATATACTTATTTTTCTTCTATATTTTTATAAAATATATTATTTATTCTGGTTAGCCATTATAAATATATTAATATTATTTAAAGATTAAATAATAATATTAATGTCTACGTAATTTTTTTCTCTTTTTTCTTTTTGTTTTTCCTTGTGCTTGTGCTAGTCTATTTATTAATCTGGAGTATTATAATATTTTAATCTGTAACTACTCATTTCATCATCCGTTACTCTATTTTTTTTAAAAAAATCTGGGGTTTTATTACCTTTTAATAGTTCAATTATAAAATATAACACATAAAGACCGCAATTACCATCTTTTTTTTGATGTTCTTTTCCTTCATTTGTCATAAATTTAAAGTTAATATTTAATTTGTGTCCTTGTTCTATTATTCTATCTGCTAATATTTTTATTCTCTTTGGTATTTTATCACCATTACTATCAAAATAAAATATAAAATGTTTTTCTATATCTACAAATAATGCTATCCAATGAGAACCATCTTTGTAATGTGGATCCGTATTAAATATTATTCCTATTTTTGACTTATTATTTATATATTTATTTAAATCAAATTTACATAGTCTTTCCCATACACAAGTTCCGAATAATTTTTTATCATCAAAATCTATTGGTGATGGTCCAATAAAAGCAAAATTATTATATTTTTTTTCATACTGAGTCATAACTTTTATTATATCTATACTAGATAACCATTCATACGGTTTATTCTTCCAAGATTTTGGAGAAAATGGTCTAAAAATACTTTTTATTAATATATCTTTATTAATTTTGGAGTTAAATGTTTGATCGTTTAACCAACATAACTCATTATAACACTTACTTGATAAATTTTTTTTAAAAAAATTCCATATTTCTTTTGGATTATTACTAGTTATTTTATTACTATTTTTATTATTCCATATATTTTTCATATTTAATAATTCTTCTTTACCATAACAAGAAAACCCTTTTAAACTATTATCTACTTTTTTATTTTGAGTAGGCGCACATTTTAATGTTTTAAATTTTTTTTTATTTTTTATTTTTCTAATTTTTGTTCTTTTATTCATACGATATATATATATATATATATATTTATTATTTATACTCGTTTTTTTGGTAGAATTTTTGGTTTATTTGCTGGATTCTTTATATAAACAAAATTATTTAGAGAACCTATTTTTTTTACTAAATTATTATTTTCTTCTGCTAAATTCATATCTATTGATAATAAATTATTACATATATCATTAGTATTTATATTAAATTCATTTTTTACACCACTTAAATCCTTATTTATTAACTTTTTCATTTCTTGAAGTTTGATATTTTCTATTAGACTTACTAAAAAATTATAAAAATAATTTTTATATTTTTCACTGTCGTTTCGTGATTTTAATACTTTATTTTCATTATTTAAATAATTATCTAATAATTTATTTATTTTTATTTTTATTTCTTTTTTATATTTTATTACATCAGCATTTATATTGATATTTTTATCATTTTGTTCTGTTTTTTTTAATAATTTATTATATAATTCTTTATTACTTAAAAATAATAAATCACAATTATTAATATTATTATTTATTTTCATATAATAATATTAATAATTATTTTAAATTTTTTAATTGAACACGCGTAGCATTATCAAATATTCTATTACCAATTATTACCGATGGATTTGGATAAAAATCAGCAAATTCAGATTGTTTAAATAATAATGTTTCATCTAAATCTTTAGAAACTGTTTGTTTATTAATTGGATCCATATATAAATCGCTTGTTGATGACGGAATATAATTTGCTTGATCTGCTGCCTGTAAAGCAAAAAATTGATTTCTTAATGTGCTTTCTTTATCAATATTTGTTGCAAATCCACTATAATTTGGTTTTCTTGTTCCTGGATAAAATATTTCAGAACTATTATAATTATCTTGTTTTATAATTGGAATATTAGTTTCTTTTTTATGATCGGTTAATGGTAAAGTGCTATATTTTGTGCTTACTGGTCTTGGATCAAAATTAGGCTGTATATCCCGCGATGGAATATTTCTTGTATATAAATTATTATTCATGATATCTAATTTTTCAAAATTTTGTAATCTAACACTATTATTCATTTACTATAGTAAAATATTAAAAAATATTTTTATTTTATTTTTATTTTTAAACTATTAAAGACAATTATTTAATATATATTATGATTAAATAAATATGTGTGGTATATTTGCTATATTAAATGCCGATCAAAATACTCATACTAAAGAGTCCAAACTATTAAAATGTTTTGAAAAAGGTAAAAATAGAGGACCCGAATTTTCTATATTAAATGTTTATAATAATATATCTATTGGATTTCATCGTCTTGCTATTAATGGTTTAAATACTAATTCTAATCAACCATTTGAAATTAATAATATTATTCTTATTTGTAATGGTGAAATATATAATTTTAAACAGTTAGCTGAAGAAAATTCTATTACCTTAACTACTGATTCTGATTGTGAAATTATTCTTCATCTTTATCAAAAATATGGAATAGAATTTACACTATCTATATTAGATGGAGTATTTGCATTCATTTTATATGATAAAAATATTAATAAAATTATGGTCGGTAGAGACCCATATGGCGTTAGACCCTTGTATTATTTTCAAGAAAATAATACTATTGCATTTGCGAGTGAATTAAAAGTATTATATCCTTTATCACTTATAAAAAAAAATATTCATCATTTTATACCGGGAAATTATATGATTCTTAATAATAATAATAATAATATTATTAATTATGCATATAAAAAATATACTTCATTCCCATGCTCAAATAATAAATTTCGTTCAACTGCATCTCTTTATAATAAAATAGTCTCCAATCTTTATAATGTTGTTGAAAAACGTGTTAAAGGAACATCAGAAAGACCAATTGGTTGTTTATTATCTGGTGGTTTAGATAGTAGTTTAATTGCCGCATTAGTTAATAAATTTTATATATCAGACAAACCATTACAAACATTTAGCATTGGACTTCCTGGTTCTGAAGATCTAAAATATGCTGCTATTGTTGCTAAACATCTTGGAACAAAACATCATGAAATACTTTTATCCGAAGATCAATTTTTTGATGCTATACCGGAAGTTATCCAGAATATTGAATCTTATGATACTACTACAGTTAGAGCCAGTGTTGGTAATTATTTGATAGGTAAATATATTAAAGAAAATACTGATTGTAAAGTTATATTTAATGGTGATGGTGCTGATGAATTAATGGGTGGATATTTATATTTTAAAAAGGCTCCTAATGCGTATGAATTTGATAGAGAATGCAAAAGACTTCTTCAAGATATTCATATGTATGATGTATTAAGAAGTGATCGTTGTATTTCTTCACATGGTCTTGAACCTAGAACTCCATTTTTAGATAAAAATTGGGTTGAATTTTACTTATCAATTGATAGAAATTTACGTTTTAATTCCACTATAATTAATTGTGAAAAATATTTAGTTAGAAAAGCATTTCATGAACTAGCAATTGAACTTCTACCAAATGAAATTTTATGGCGAACTAAAGAAGCATTTAGTGATGGAGTTAGTAGTTTAACTAAATCTTGGTTTGAAATTATTAATGAAAAGATAAATAAACTTATTGAAACCTTCCCGACATTACAAGATAAACTATCATCTCTAATTAATATGTATAACAAATTTCCAATTAGTAATAATAAACCAACTACATTAGAACAAGCATATTATAGATTTATTTATAATAAATACTATCAAGCAACAGATCATTTAATTGAATATTATTGGATGCCTAAATATGTAGAAGCTAATGATTCTAGTGCTAGAACTTTAAACGTTTATAGTGAAAATAATACAAATAAATAATACAAATATATATTAATGATTAAGATTTCTTCAGTTGCTAAGAATAAATTAATAGAAACAATTAAAAATAATAATGGTAAATCCATCTTTTTATTTTTAAAAGGAGGAGGATGTAATGGGTTTTCTTACAAATTTAAAGTTTTGCAAGATAATATTAAACCCAATAAATTTGATGAAACTTTTAAATTAGATAATTATAACTTATATTTATGCAATAATAGTTTAATGTTTTTATTAGGAACAGAAATAGATTATATTGAAGATATTATGGGTAGCAGATTTGATTTTAAAAATACTAATATAGATTCTAAATGTGGCTGTGGAACTAGTTTCAATTTTAAAGAAATTTAATTACTTACATATTTATTCTATTATGATTATTAAGATATTAATCCTAATATAATTACTATTGGTGTTGGATTTATACATTTATTATCAGTTGAATTATATAAACTTACATTTCCACCTACAATTGGAAGTTTATGAATTTTACTAAATTCACTTAGTTCATCTATAAATTCTTTTAATTTATTTATGCAATATTTTGGATGTCCATAATTTAAACAATTTACTATGCATAAAGGTCTGGCATTAAATTTATTCAATAAAGGTATACATATTAAGGAACACGTTTCAATCAAACTCCAATTAGAAGTTGTTATAGGCGCCCAAGTAATAAGTAATTTTTTATTGTTTTCAGGAATATCTATTATAGAATAATGGTTTTGTGATTCTAAATTTATTCGTCCCTTAATAGTTCTATTACCAATAGTAGAATCATACATACTCCATAAATTATTTAAATTATTTAAATTATTTATACATTCGCCTGTTGATATTAATAATGGGTCTAATAAATTATCTTCTAATCTATTTGAATCTTGAACCCATTCCTTTATTATTTCTTTTTTTATATCAATATTTTCTATATATTGTATTTCATTATTATCATATATAGAATATAAATTATCATTTGTAATTATTCCAATTTTAGCATATTCTAAATCCCATTTTTTTAAAATTTCAAAAATTTGATTTGTATTATTCTTATTCGCTACTAATAACATTCGTTCTTGTGATTCGGATATTAAAATATTTATATTTTCCATATTATATTTAATAGGAACTTTATCTAAGAAAATCTTGCAACCTAGATTTTTATTATATTTCTTTCTTCCACGATGTACTATTTCATAACTTGCACATAGTAATCCCCCTGCACCCATATCTTGCATTCCTACTGCTAATTTTTTTTCAGCAATTTCAAGACACGCTTCTAATAATAATTTTTCTAAAAATGGATCGGATTTCTGTATATTTTTTTTTAAATTTTCAAAATTATTATTATTATTAAATGAACGAGAAGCCATAGCTGCTCCACCAATACCTTCATTACCTGTCTTACTGCCAATATATATTAATATATTATCACTATCTTTTGCATTTCCATATATTATATTTTCTTTTTTTACAATACCTATGCATGCTACATTCACTAATGGATTTTTATTATATGTCTCTGCTGTCGCCCACTGTCCCCCTACATTAGCCACGCCTACACAATTTCCATAATAAGATATACCTTCCACTGCTTTATGCATTAATTCTTTACTATTTTCATCAATTCCAAATCTAAGAAAATCTAAAATAGCAATTGGTCTTGCACCCATAGTAAATATATCTCTCATTATACCACCCACTCCAGTTGCTGCACCTTCAAACGGATCTATAAATGTTGGATGATTATGACTTTCTATACGCACTGCAATACAATAATCTTCTCCTATATCTACTATTCCCGCATTTTCACCTGGTCCTTGAACTACCCAATCTGCTTCTGTCGGTAAATTATTTAAATATTTTTTTGTGCTTTTATATGATATATGTTCACTATTCATTAATTCATTTATTTTATTATAATATAAACATTGTGTCTTAATTCTTTTACTATTTTTAAATAACATTTCACATAATAGTGGATAAAAATCTGTATTATTTCTTTCTGGATGTGGCATCATTCCAAATATATTTTGTTCTTTATTACATATTCCTGCTATGTTATTATATGAATCTATTTCGGGAAGATTATCATATTTTAAAAATATTTGATTATCACATAATTCCATATTTTCATCTAATAAAGAATATCTACCAAATTTATTTGCAATCCATAATTTCGTTTTATATATTGAATAATTTTGAATAAAAGAACACACTACATTTTTACAATTAAATTTATTATTTTTGTTTATTTTTAATTCACCTGGTAATAATTTTAACTTTATTAAAATTTGAAATCCATTACAAATTCCTAATATAGGAACCTTATTATTTGCTGCATTTAATATTATTTTTGTTACTGCACTTTCAATAGCCATTTGTCCTGGATTTATTACATATTCTTCTGTAGCTTTTATATATTCCCGATCTCCAAACGCAAATCCACCCGGAATAACCAATAAATCTATTTTTGTTTCAAAATCTAATTCAGTTTGTGTGTGCCAAATATAATAAACATTAAACCATTTATTAAAATAATTATATGTATCTATATCACAATTAGAACCTGGGTATCTAATTATACCAACACTTAACATATTACTTGATATTCTAATAATATATTTAATATATTTAAATATATTATTTCTTTCAGCATAATTCCCACAAAAAAATACTGAATATATATATTAATATTATCAGTAAAACTATAGTTTTCTTTTTTAATTCATAAGGCCAATATGGCAAAAAAATTATTATTAATATTCCCAATAATATTATTAAAAAATTAATTTTATTTGGTTTCATATACTTTTTTATATTAGTTAATGGATATAATAATATTGAATGTAAAAATGCAATTAATATAAATATTAAATATGCATTTTTATTTTTTAAATAAACTAAATATGTATCAATTAAACCAATTATTGCTATACATAAAAATATATAACTAAAATATGGAATTAACTTTTTTTGTAAAATTATTAATATTGCGATAGGAACTAACAACAAAGAAAGTCTACCATCAAATATTTTATAATCTTTATAATAAATATTTTTTTTATATTTAAATCCATCTAATATATATATATAGATAATAAATGAATTTAGAATTATTACAAGAAGCACTAGAAAATGATAATAATTTAAGTATAATTAATACCAATATTCAAGAAATTAAGGATTTAAAAAATAATATATTACAACAACTTGGTCTAAAAAAAAACGATTTAAAACAATTTCATTCTAAATTAAAAGACTATAGATATATAGATGATATAAAAGACTTGAATTATGGTAATAATATTAGATGGATTAATTTAAAAAATATTCATAATATAAAAATTACTAATGGTGCGGTTCTATGTGATATTAAAATCTTAGATAAAGGGATAGCTTTATGTTTAAAAACATATAATAATAAATATTTTACTGTATATTTAAATGAAAATTTAATATTTCAAAAAATTACAGAACAAGAGCATATTTTATTAAAAGCAATGAAATATTTAAGTAAATAACATAGAAAAATTTACTTAAAGAACTCTTGCTTAAAAAGGGTAATCTCTTATAATTACTTTTTTTTTCTTGTTTTTTGTTGGCTTTTTGATATTAATCCTAATCTTCCATTCAATTTTTTATATATTTTATCTTTTTTTGGACTTGAATTATTTTTTAATTTTAATTCTTTTTTCTTGGAACAAGAAAATTTATAAATTCCTAAATTTTTTTTTTGAATAACACTCCAATTACAAATTCCTATTGCTCTTGATTCTGGATAATCTTTATTGGGAACTTTTTTTATACATCTACATAATTTTTCTGCTATTATTTTTTCAGTCATTTTTTTTAATAATTTTATTGGTAAATTTTCACTAAAATTTATTGCATAGAAATTTAATATATCTATATAATCTTGTTTTATTAATTTCATAATATTATATCTATAATATCTTAATATTTAATTTATTATATTTTATAATGTTTGTAATATTTATAATATCTATTTATTATAGTAGATAAGTTTTAATATGTATAAAAAAAATTATGCAATTGTTTTTGATTTAGATGAAACATTAGGTCATTTTAGTCAACCTTATAAATTTTGGAATTCTTTAAAAAAATTTCTAAATACCGAACTTATTGATGAAATATATCTTTATAGTTTTTTTGATTTATTTCCTGAATTTTTTAGAATTAATATATTTAAAATATTAAAATTTATTAAGAAAAAAAAAATTTCTGGTTATTGTGATTATGTTATGATTTATACTAATAATAATGGACCTAATTATTGGGTTAATATTATTCAAAATTATATACATAAAAAATTAAAATATAAATTATTCGATCAAATTATTAGAGCATTTAAAATTAATGGAAAAACTATTGAAATATGTAGAACAACATATGGGAAATCTTATAAAGATTTACTAAGCTGCACTAAATTACCATATAATACACAAATTTGTTTTATTGATGACCAACTCCACGCGGAAATGAATCACGATAATGTTTGGTATATATATATTCAACCTTATATATTTAACTTAGAATATGAAAAAATTTCTAAAAAATATTATAAAGAAAATATTTCTTTATTTCAAAAATTCAACAAAACTGAAAAAGAATTTTTTGAATATATGAAAAATTTAGACAATATTAATAAAGCAAATTATAATTTTAATAAATCGCAAGTTGAAAAAAATATTGATTTATTAATTTCAAAAAAATTGGAAAAAGACATACACGATTTTATAGTTAAAAAATCTAATTTTACAAAAAAAAATAAAAAACCATATAATAATATTACGCGTAGGAATTAAATATACGCAAACCTTTTTCTTTTATAAGCAAACCTTTTTCTTTTATAAGCAAACCTTTTTCTTTTATATATTCTTCTAATCCATCAACTAATGTTGTAGATAATAATAAAAATATACCTGCTGAAAATGCTAACCTTCTATCAAAATCTGTAAATTTCTTTTTTTTATATAGAATTGGATTATAAAAATATATTAATAAAAGTGCTATATAAATTTTTAGAAATATTCTTAAATGTGAGAGATATTCTGGAGCAAATGAAGTTATACCTAAAAATGCTAAAAAATATAAAACATAACTTAAATTTAATCCATATAAAAATATATTTTGATATAATTTATACATAATTATATTATTAAAATAATTTAATTATATAATTATTATTATAGACTTATCTTTATTATATTAAACAATCGTTAGATACTATTCCAGATTATATTAAAGATGATAAAAAAAGCATATTTTGCAAAAATATTAAAAACTTGTGATGCGGCATTAGATAATGAAAAAATAATTAAGAAAATTTGTACTTCAAATTATATAAAAATCACATAAAAGATTTAGATGAAAAATATGATAGAATAATAATATGTATATATAATAGATAATGAGTAAATTGAAGAAAGATTTATTAGAAACACCAACAACCTTAAAAAAAATAAGAGAAAATTTTGAACTTGATTTTAATAAACCAAAAGAACTTGATTTTGATAAACCAAAATTAAAGCGTC